AGAAGCCGTATTGCTTTCCCCACTTGCTACACACGCATTCGCCCCACTCGCCGTATTGCTATTACCCCCACACACCACAGCGTGCGTGTTGGTTTGGGCGGTGTTGCTCTGGCCTCCGCCGACGAAGCTGTAGTTGGTGGAGGCGGTGTTGGTGTTACCTCCGCCAATAAAAGCAGAGTTACCAGATACCGTGTTGTCACTCCCCCCGCAGACCGCAGCGTAAGTGCCAGTTTGGGCGCGGTTGCTCTGGCCGCCGCCTACAAAAGAAAGAGAAGATGATGCCGTGTTGGTATCTCCACCTACGACAACAGATTGTGATGCACTGGCAGTATTGTTGGCTCCGCCTACAATAATAGAGTTTGAGCCAGATGCCGTGTTGCGATAGCCACCGGCAATAATCGAGTTATTTCCACTTGCTACCTGCGATGCACTATTGCGATTTTTTTGCAAATCCGTCGCATAAGTTCCCCGCTTATTTCCACCTACTGCTGTCCCATCCGGCACCTGCGCGAGCGTTGCACCTGTGCCCTTAGCAACCAGCGCCACGTCAATGTTGGCAAAGCTGGCGTCAGTAGCCGTTAGCGCATCGACGGGAACTGTGGCATTAGGGCTGGCAGTTTCCTCGCTCTCGACAAAATGTGTCAGCCCGCCGCCACCACCTGCTGTTGCCCACGACAGCACACCAGATCCATTGGTGCTCAGCACTTGACCGCTGGTGCCATCAGCAGACGGCAGTGTCCAGATGCGGTTGGTAGTGATGGTGGCAGGAGCCTTGAAGCCGACATAAGCAGACGAGTCCGCATCAGCCAGCCGCAGCTCGCGTTGCGCGTTGAGCGTTATGTCGGTTTCAAAAGCCCGTGCCATCAGCCGATCACCACCACGCGGTAAGCATTAACGCCAGGCGCTGTTGCAAACACCAGCGTTGCAGTGGTTGTGGTGGGGCGATACACATCCACTTCAACGTCGTCGTAGTTGCCGGAGTTGGGGAACACGCGGATGATCACGTCGCGGGTGTTCAAGCTATGCGTGATCGTATAGCTGGTGGCGCTGCCGTCGCCCACGTTGGTGCTGTACTTTTTGATCCGCCCGGACCACGTAGCCAGCTTCAGCGGCGTGACGATGCGAAGGTCGTCGGTGCCAGCATCAACTTCGGCCTGCGTGGCAATCTCGGCAATACCAGGAGTCGTCTCGCTAGCGGCAGGTGCTGCAGCGGCGAACGATGTCCAGACGACATTGCTGCTGTCGATCGTGCCGTTGACCTGCGTCTGACGCCAGGTGGTGCCAGCGTCGGTGCCTTCCTCGACGGTGATGATCGCCTGCTCAAGCTCGGCAAAGGTGCTGGCATCAAGCGAGCGGGTCATGGCGACTGCAGCGCCATTCCACACATAAATGCCGTTCTGGCTTTGCGTGGATTGGTTGCGCACCAGCACCCGATCTTGGGATGCCATGGTCACGCCATCAATCGTGGCGCCAGGGCTGGTCAGGTTGATGCTGCTTTGCGTGCCAACGCGAGCGCTGTCCTTCCATGCCAGGCCCTCAACAGCAGAGTCCACATAGGACTTGGGCACTGCATCGCCCGATGCAGTTGGCGTCGGGACATTGATGACCTTTGAGACGCTTTGCAGGTCAAGGTCAGTAAAAAACTTGCGAGCCATGTCAGATCAGGCGAGCGAGGCCAGCGGATGCTGGGTTCAGTGTAACAACGGTTTGGTTGTCGCTTGGGTGCGAAACATCACCGTCAATCTCTTGGCTGCCGCTGTCAAGTAATTCAACAGATGGTTTATAGCCAAGATTGTGATTTATGGTCCATGTTGTTGCTGGCGCAGTTTGCTGATAGACAAACGCAGTACCACCGGCTGGTCCTTGCGGACCCTCCGTGACTGCAGTAACCGTGCTGGTAACGGGTACGGTGACAACAGTGCTGCTGCCGTTTTCAGTGACGGTGACCGTGTTAGTTACAGAACTGACATTGACTGTCGTCATGCGGTGTAGCCCTCGCTGACGTAGATAATGCCTTCGAGGTAATACTCCTTCAGGCCACTTGGATTAGTCAGCAATACGTCGTAATACGCCTCATTGGGCAGCGTTGCGGTCTGGTCATCAGTTAGCGCAATGGCAACTGTTCCAGTGCTGCGGTTGGTGTAGGTAACGGTGAAGTCGCCGTATTTGGTGGTGCGGCCTTGATTCCAAGCTTGAGCGGCAACGGTCCAGCCGGTCAAGTTGATGGCAGCATCGGTGCTGTCCTTGAACTGCAGCGTGATGCTGTAATCCGCCCGGCGCTGCAGGCTGATGTTGTAGGTGCCGGGTGAAATTGCCATGATCAGCTCAGGCCAAACAGCTCTTTCAATTCTGCAACCGTCAAGCCAGCAGCTTCCAGCTTCTGCTCAGTGGTGAGTACTGGGGTGGGTTCAGGTTCAGGGGCGGGCAAGGGGGTGTTGCCTTCAGCGAGCCACGCCTGGTAGGCGGCGTAGTCGGTGTTGGCGGGGTCGGGTGAGATCCACAGCTCGTCGGAAAGACGAAGGATCATGTTGCTGTGCGTCAGTTGGTAGGACATGGATCAAAGCTCCGCAGACCAAGTGAGAGATCCTGTGGCCAAGAAGTAATAAGCGTCCAAATTGGCCGTATTGCTTAAAGCAATCAAAGTTAAGTGTCGTCTTGTTGTTGTGGCATTTGAGAACGCACTGGAGTTGGCAGAGCTAAAAGTTGCTCCTGTGGCTGAAAAATTAGGGGCAATTCTCATGAGCACAGGAAACTCGTGAACAATAGGATGATATGTTGTTGCCGAAACTGTTCCAGCCCTTCCGTAAAAATCATTGCTTTGGCTGGTTTGATAGTAATACCTCTGACACAACGCCAGCTCCTGTCCGTAGCTCCTGCGCTCAAACGGAGTGGCTACGGTGCCGGCTTCGAGTTGGACTCCGGTGATGTAGAAGGTGGCTCCGTTGGTGCCGACAACGCTGGTGGCTCCAGCTACCGATAATGCGCTACCGCTGCCCCAAGTATTTGCAGTCGCGTTAAACGTCGAGCCAATACCAAGGGAGAACCAAACTCCAAAAGCAGCACTGTTGTCAGTAGCAAAAGTTCCAGTTGTTGGACCTGGAATAGTTATGCTCTTTGTTTCCCACGTATCTGCAGCGTTGATCGTATAAGTTGCTGGATACGCTGCATCATTTGCTCCTGAACGAATAGCGACGACAAATGTGCCTGTAAGGCTGGAGCGCACTCTAAACGAGAGAGTTGCAGCTTGAGCGCTGGCAGTGCCCCATCCAAGGTCAGAAAAGTTGTAACCTTCTATTGGTTGAAGCAGCGCGAAAAAATCTCCAGCTGCAAGCGAATATGCTGACAGTGAAGTAGCAAGTTGACTGTTTGTGAAACCAGATGGTGCAACAGTTGAGCGCTGCACACTGTATTTGCTTGACTGCGATACGGCGCAATACCAACGATCCAGTCCGTAGATTGCAGACGTAGGCGTCACACTCGCCCCAGCATTGCGCTGATCAATCCGCATATCACCGTTGATGATGCGGTTGCGAGTGCCAGCAAGCGGCCCGCCGTTGAGGTTCTTGACCTGCACCTGATCAGTGCCAGCGTCAATCTTGAACAGGTTCGGCTCGGTGTCGCCTTCAATTCTGAGGTCAACGTCAGCGCCGCCATCGTTGAATACCACCTCAGTGGCACCGTTGAAGTTGACGCGCTGAACGCCAGCGGTGGCAATGGCTACTTGATCGGTGCCGGGGCTGTAGAGACCGGTATCGGTGCCGCTGTCCTTGAAATACAGCGACGGTGCAGCAGCGGTGCCGTTCTCCAGTGCGATCGTTGTCCACTCGCCATCGAGCTGATACAGCGTGATCCAGCCGCTGTTAGCTGCGTTGCGGATCTTGTAGAGGCCAGTTGCCGTGTCCGCCCACGTCATGTAGGCGACGGTTTCAGGCGGTGCAGTGGCGCTGCTGTTTTGCGAAAACAGTGCCAGCAGTGCGTCGTTCAGGTCAGCGCGTACAGCCGAACCACTGCCGTTTGGGATTATGTCCGTGCCCGTCCAGTCGTACGTGGCCATGGATTATGCGCCTTTACCGTATCCTACCGCTGACCACGCAAACAGGCGATCAACTGCAGTGCCACTGCTATTGCGGAAGGTCACATCAAAACCGCTGCTGCTTACGTTGGTCACGTTGAAGTAGTCGCCGGATTGCAGGTTTTGAGCGGTGATGCCGATGGACGGCAAGATGCTGTTGACGCCTCCGAGTGCCGCCGTTCCGGTCCAGAACGGATTGGCAAACGCAACGCTCTTGGTGCCAGCACCGCTTGATTCGGCCACCACTGAGCTTTCAATGCGCCGCTGAAACGATGCTTTGTAGCCCAGCTCATAACAGGCAAACGCCTGCGACAACGTAAAGGCTGAGGCATCCAGCTTGAACTGGAAGGCTCGCGCAGTGAAGGTGCCGTTGCCAAATTCTTGATAATCACTCCACGCTGGTGATCCAGTGGGGTTGTCGTCGGTTGTACGTACGCAGACCTTGGAATTCACCTGATCAGCCACTGCACCTTCAAAGTCAACCCATGTGTCGATCAGGTCGGTGCGTTCATCAATCAGATCAGATGGGTAGAAGCCGCCAGCAACAAGATGACGCCGCAAGTCCAGTGAATACTTAGCGCCAAGATCTAGCACTTCATTGAATACATATGTGCCGGTCTCTGCAATGTCACCGTAATAGTCGAGATCAACTAATAGATCAAAGTCTGTAATCGTGTCGAATAAGCCTGTGCCGCCCAGCGTGATGGCGTCATATTCGACGCTATAAAACAGGTTGGTGAACTCACCTTGAAACGGTGGATCTGTTGTGTCTTCGCGTTTGCTTTGAACCAAAAAGGCGCTAAGTGGATCGGGCAGGTCAACAACAACACTGGCTTCAGCGATGCTTTGCTTGCCGCTGCTGTCTTCAAACTTGACGAGGTATTCACCCTCGACCATTGGCACGATCGCCTCAGTGCTGTAGCCAGGCACTGCAGGGATAAGATCCTGCGAATTAGTCCATGTACCAGTGCCGTCTGTGATGCTGGTGTGGCGGATGTGAACGCGACCGCCGATCTTCACGTCAAGATCAGTCGAGGCATCCCAACGCAAGCGTGCAGAGTTGGCACTGATTTGCTCAATCGTTAGATTCTGCACATTGGCAGGCTCGACTAGCTTGCCGCGTGCTGATACATCCAGACGCGCTGGTTGCGCTGATGGCCGCAAGCCTGGATTAACGCCATAGATCAATACTTCATAGTCGCCAGGTGTGGTGTCATAGATGACGTATTCCTGTGTTGTGACGTAATTCTGCGCCCAGTTGCCATCTGCTCTTCGCCATTGCACAAGGTATTGCACTGCGTTGGTGCGTCCGTCTTCATCAATGGACGCGAGCCAGTTGATGATGAGCTTGGATAGCACTTGCCCAGCTTCCTCGTACAACACCTCTTGGAATGTCGGCGCACGTGGTGTACTGGCCGGCTTGTTCAGATCAGTGATGTCGCGTTCTTCTAGTGCTGTGCCGCGTTCGATGTAGTCGTACTTGCTGGCGTTATAAGCAATAGCGCTGATGGCGTAGTTGCTGCCGTCTTGCTCTTGAACGGTGAGCACACGCCACGTTGATGTTTGGATGGCGCTGGTTTGATAAATCCAGACGCTGTTAGCGTTGGGGGCTGTCGAAAATGCCGACGACACAGTGATCACATCACCGGCAATGGTTGTGATGGGACGTGTCTGAACGCTCCCATCCGGCATGATGACCGACAACTCAGCACCTGCTGCTGTCAGCCCGGTAGCGTCATCCACCGTGATGGCTGTGGTCGTTGCAGCGGAGATGCGGCCACCGCGTCGTGCGCCAGCTCGTACGGGATCGGCTACCTCGATGATTTGCCCAGGCCGCACCAGCACGCCAGCATCAATCGAGGCAGTGAAGCTGATGATTTCGCTCTCGTAGCGTTCTGAGTACAGCAGCCATTCGCCGATGCGATACGCCTGTCCGCGACTGGTGCAGGCGAAGGCGCTGATTTCAGTTTTGACGACGCCGTATTTCTGGATGGCTTCTGCGTCCTCAACAACCTCGTAGGCAATGTCGCGGCTGTTGAGATCGAGGTAACTTACAACGCAAACCGTAGGGCGAGTCTTGCGGCTGCCGCCTTGATAGCTGAAACCCTCCTCAGTGACATTCGCCAGCGTGAACAGATAGGCGGTATCAGCGGGCTTGTCTTGACTGATTGTCAGTGCGCCAGTGCTCCAGTACGGCATACAGCGCATAACGCTGCACATGTCGTTGATCAGTTTGTAAGCATCTTCTGCGGTCTGGATGTTGACATTGCAGGAGAAGCGCGGCTCTTGCCCGCCGAAGCCGTCAGGTACTAGCTCGGAGCAATACTGACTGGCGGCGTAAAAGGCGAACTTATCAAGCTGCGCAGCTTTGATGTGATCACCAAAGCCATAGCGCGTTGATGTCAGCAAGTCCCACAAGATCCATGCCGGGTCGCTGCACCATTGCGCTGCACCAAACGTGCCGTTCCAGATGCCGACGTAGATCAGCCTGCCGGTGACGCTATCAACGGTGGCATTATTTGGGATGCGTACCTTGATGCCACGGATTAGGTAAGACCGTGATGGGATGCGGTTGAACTGCTCGGCGTCAATGCGCGTCCAAACCAGGGCACTGTTGGGGTAGCGCAGTTTGGCGTAAATGATCTCGGTATAGCTGGTCCAGTTGAAGGCGTTGACTACTTTGGGATCAGTGCTATCTGGCCGGTCGCGTTCGATCTTGATGTCGATCGGATACGTGCTGGCAAGGTTGATGAGGTAGTCACGCTGATAGGCGTCGCCAGTGCGTCCGCTGATGGTGTCGGTAACGGCCAAGTTGTAGCCGCCGCCGTTGTACTGCACGTAAATGCGCAGGCCCACTTGCGAGCCAAGCACATCGCCTTCATTGGTGAAGGTTTGCAGTTGCGGCACTGTGATCGTGATGCGTGCGGCATTAACGCTGGTGTCAGTGATAGATCGAACAACAGGTGATGCGTATTGCACTTCAACGCCTACCGCCTTTTCGTCCTCTACGTCAGATGTGCCAGGGATGTACGTCTGATTCTGCGTACCGTTGCGCGTGGCAATAGAGACGTTCTGGAAGTTGTATGTACCGTCTGCATTTTGCAGTGGCGTGTTATCAATGAAAATAGATTGATAGCCGTTCTTCAGTCCTTCAATCTCGCCTTCGCTAATCAGATCGAGGACTTGCGCGTATTGCTTGGAATTAAGGCTGTCGGTTTCAGTTGTAGGCGTGCGTGGTGCGGGTTGCGATTGCGCACCACCGCCTTTACCACCGCCGCCACCAGCGCCGTAGATGCGTGCCATCAGCCGTACACCTCTACGGTGTCAATACCGGCCGAGATGGTGACAGAGCCAACCAAGGTCTCGCCATAGACGATTGGCACGGGTGTGCCTTGCCTGCTGGTGTTTTGGATGCCGCTGAAGCTGTAGCTTTTGCGGGGATCGTTGTTGTCTTGTGGTGTGCCGGGTTGGTTGATCTTTGGTGTGGGAGTGAGCAGTCCAGCGACGCCGCCGAGCACAAGGCTCACGCCAATACCAGCCAGAACAGTGCTGACTGCGACAGGCGCAGCAAGACCAAGCAATCCGATAGTTGCACCGCCAGTGAAAAATGCACCGGCAATCAATGCAGCCCCAATCAAAATACGCCCCACATTGCCACCAGCACCCACTAGCACCGGCACGATCTTGATCTCTTGCTGCCCCGCTGGATCATGCAGCTCATCCATGGTTAGTGCATATTTCCCCACACTGACGCGGTAGTGCTGATCCGCCATGTGCTTTTCAAGCTGCGGGAAGTTCACCACTAGAAACCGCACCGCCTCAGCGGCGTTGGCAACGTCCGCCTCAAACACACGCTGGCCAAGGAACTTGGCAAGTCGTCCATATACCCGGATCTTCCGCAGCATGATGCGACTCAGCCTCCACCCATGGTAACGAAGTCGGGATGGCGCAGCCTATGGCCAGTGCATTTCTGAAGCCAGCCGCCACCGCCGTACAGATCACGACTGCTGAGTCGTCCGCGCAAGTGGTGAAGCACCATTCCGTCACCGATGTAGACGCCGCAGTGGTTCAAGCCGCTGCCTGAAATGTTCATCAGCAGGAAGTCGCCTTTTTGCAGCTCTTGCTCCTCTTCCAGCTCGCGAAAGCCAGCCTCGCGCCAGCAGTCATCGAACATTGGCGCCGCTTCAAACTGCTCTGGTGTTAGCGGTCGCTCCCAGTCGCGTAGGTGTAATCCGTGCTCGGCGTACCAATCACGCGCCAGCGTCCAGCAGTCGCTGATGCCCCAGGTCCATTGCCTGCCGATGAGTGGAGCGCGGTAGCCGCTTGGTTGGCATTCGCCCCATCCGCCGGTCTTTGGATTCCAGATGTACCACGGTAGACCGCTTGCCTCGCAGGCCATTAGATCCGGCTGGCTTGGCGTTGGTGGCGTGCTTGGATGCGAGTGGAACACCGCGACGATTTCGCCGGCATCTTCGGCGGCTGCGTAGTCGGCAGGATCGAGGATGAACTGATCGCTGCCGCTGCTGAGGTTGCGACATGGCCAGTAGCGTTCGCGGCCTTTGACCACCACCACAAGCCCGCACGCCTCACGCGGTATATCACCACGTGCATGATCCATTGCGGCGTGCTTCCAGGTCATCCGCTAAAGGCTCCGATGCCGGGGTAGCTGCCAAATGGCAGTTCAGCCGTAGCGCCAAAGTGCGCTTTGCAGTCAGTCAGTGTTTTGAGGCAGGTCGGCAGCCCGCCGCTGTAGCCACATTCGGTTGACTTGTATACCCACTGGCAGATGTTGGCGATGCATTGCCGTTTAGGTGCGCTGACGCCAGCAAGGTCAAAAGCGGCCGCAAGCTCAAACTCGACTACCTCGCGGTTTTCGATGGTTTTGCGATCGACGTAGTAGATCTCACGCGGAAACTCCGCCGTAGGGTCGGGACTGTAGGGGCTAGTGCCACCAGGGAAGTTTGCTGCGTCGATATAGCGTGCCAGCGTGCGGATGCGCGTAAATTTGGCACCCTCCAGTCCATCCGGCAGTGTCAACAGCAGGGCCGTGATGGTGCTGAGGATGTTGCTGACGCGGATCTTGGGACGTGGGAGCTGACCATTGCCGCTGTATTCAAACCCATCAGCCTCGACGGGAAAACGCTGATAGTTGTTGCCGTTCCACACCACCTCGCCATTGTTGTTGAGGCTGGTGCCAGCGTGGAAACGGTAGGTGTCGTTTGCGCCGTGTTGGGCAGTATTCAGCTCCAGCTCGAACAGCTCGATGATCGCGCCGGGGGCTATCTCCTGTAGGGCTGAGACGGGTACGGTCATGGCTCGAACACCCTTCGCAGCGTCATTTGAAGATCGTTATTATTGTGATTATTATACGTTGTACTCCATTCCGCGCAAACGTACTTGCCTGTCGCAGCGGTCAGTGGGTCAGTCCATGTAAATGCAGTGCTGCCGCGTGCTTGACGCAGGAATGTTCGAATCGCATCACGTTCTGCATTGGTGCGATTGCGAAACTGCAAATTCCAGGTTTCAGTTTGAGCGTTAAGGCCAAATTTTAAGCGTTTGGTATAACCCTCTCCAAATTGAAATGTTTGCGCATTTGATTGATAATTTTGATCGGCAGTGAAATCTGGGACCCAAGTAAAAGTGGTTGCGACGCCAGCAGGAGTAGCGATGTTTGTTTGTCCGGGCTCGTAACGAAGCTCGAATTCCGCCTCAACTGTTCTGTAATTGCACGACTCAAGCCGTGCATTCCAATTTGTACAAATAAACTGCGCGGTTTCATTGAAAGGCGTCGTCCACTCAAACGTCTCAAGCCCATCGCGTGCTTTAAGAAACGCAATAATTCCCGCGATATCAGATGTACTGCGATTACTAAAACTAAGATTCCACGTATCGCGAAACGGATTGATGCCAAACGTAATGCGCTGCTCATAGGCACCAAGCCGCGTCTGACTTGCGCGCGGCTGGGAGCTTTCGCTTGCAGGTCGATCAGGTGTGTAAGTAAAAGTAGCCATCAGGCAAGCAAGCCTCCGGGACGCTTTTGCTTAATCAGCTCAGCCTGAACCGCAACGGCAACAGCGCGGCCAAGCTGCTGACCTTGGTTGTTGTCGCCTTGAACCTTGGTGCCTTGCGCATCAACGTTCACAGTCACCGCAACGGAACCACCACCCGCAACGCCAAGCTTGCCATCGCGACCACGCTTCAGCGGAATAATTGCTTCAGGGCCAGCTTCACCCATCAAGCCGAAGCGTCCAGCACCACCGTCGGCATAGCGGAACAGCGTCGGCTTGTTGACGATGCCGCCCATGGCGAAGGGTTGGATGCCGTTTTTAGCAAAGGCCATGCCGTTGGCGGCGACAGCAGCGACTGGAATAGTCCCACCGCCAGGCGTGGGGAAGAGCTTGCCAATAGCTGAAATCGCTTGATTGATCACATAAATTTGAATCAATTGGCGGGCAATATCCTGCAATACGGTCGCCGCAATTTGGCGGAGACTGTTACTCCAGTTCTCAGTGCCATTAATTAAGAGATCAAATGACTGAGCGAATCCCTGTTGTAATGGGTTCAAAACCGCATCTTTGAGCTGCTGCGCGTCTTGAATCGCTTTGTTGCGCTGTTCATTTTGAATTGCAAGTTGCTGATTTTGCTTATTAAGGATGTCTAGATTTTGAAGCTCAAGATTATATTGCTCACTTACTGCGTCAG